TGGCGGGCCTGGCGGTCGCCGGGGCCAGCAGGGTGCTGTCCATGTCTGGCAGCGCCCGGGTGTTGGAGATAAAGGTGTAGTCGCCGATGGAAACGGCACGGATGTCGCTCTTGGCGCTCGCCACCGACGACAGGTAGGTGTACGCACCAGCCGCGGCGCTGACGGTGTACTCAGTGCCGGCCAGATCGAACACCCGGATGGCGGTCTTGCTGATCACCACCAGGTATTTCTCCGCGCTGTCGCGCAGCACGGAGTGGACGAACACGTCGCCCAGGTCAGTGGTGCTGATCTTGGCCAGCGACTGCGTCGGCTCGCGCTTCCTCAGCCCTTCCGAGATGGACGAGTAGCCGTTGATCTGCAGCTCGCCTTGCGTCGGGTCACGCTGCGCATCCGGCTGCTGGCTGATCCCCTGGAACAGATTGGGGATCGTGTAGGAGAAGAGCTCAGCCAATGAGATGCCCTCCCCCTGGACCGCGCATCAGCCCGTAGCCGGGGCTGTAGGTCGGGAAGGGCCGCAGGCCAGGGCCACCGGTCAGCAGGTTGTAGTGGTCGTTCTCGGCCTCCATCCGCAGCAGCTCATTAAGCGCTGCCTGCTCGTCGATGGCGGTGTACTTAAACAGCGAGTCGGAGCTCAGCACCCGGTCGCTGAACACGCGAGCAGAGCGGATGGTGGTCCAGCGGTTGAAAGGCTCCGGGCAGTCGTCCCACGGCAACAGGAACACCACGTCAGCCAGGACTTCCGTGATGTCCGAGCCCAGGATCGACGTGCGCTGTTGGCGGTCGTAGACCTTCTGCCCCCGCAACTGGAAGCGCCCAGCCCACTGGTACGGATCAGGCGACCACCGCACCACGTTCGCTGGCACGGTGATGGTCTTAGTGGTGACGTCTTTGCTGAAGGGGTAGCCGGATTCGGTGTTCCAGGCCCACCCCCTTGACTGTCCCTCCTTGTGGAACTCGAGCAGTGTCCGCTCTGCAATGCGGGCCTCTGCAACCTGTTCGTTCTCGAGCGTTTCCACCGGAGCCTCGCCGATGTTCTCGAGCAGCACGTTGACGGCCTCGAGAAGGCTGGTCCGCCCTGGCGTCAGTGACTGATTGGCGGTGCCCATTTTCTCTGCGGGGCCGTAGCCCTAACTGTACGAGCCGCACAAAAAAGGGGCCAGCCGTAGCCAGCCCCAACTCATTCCACTCGACTCGCGGAGTCGGATAGGAGTCTACGGCACCACGATTTTGTAGGAGGCCTCAGCGCGAAGCACGCCCATGCCGATGGCCTGGCGGGCCACCATCAGGGTTGCTTGCATCTGGACGTTCCAGTCGCCGCTGGTGATCTGCAGAGAGGGGCTCATCAGGGTCACCACGCCGGCGGCTTCCTTATTGAAGATGAGGCCGCGGCACTTCGACAGATCCTGCGCGTAGTCAGTGTTTTTGTCGCCGGTGACGTTGGTGTACGCCGCCTGGGTGACGTGGTTGGACATCAGGATGGGGATGCCAGCCACCTGCAGGGTCTTGCCGCCAGCAATGCTGCCGTTACCGCCGCCGCCGCCGTTGAAATCGGCGTTGATCGCGCGCGAGGACTGGGTGATGTAGTAATACTCCTCGGGGGAGAACACTGCATACATGCCATCGACAGGTACGTCCTTCTTGTCGAAGTTCACCCGTGCGGCAAAGATTGCATCAACCAGTTCGTCGCCTTTGGCCTGGTTGGTCGCAGCAGCGTAGCCAGCAGTGAGGGTCTTGCCGGCGCCGATGCGGCCAGCATTGCCGGCCTTGCCCAGGGGCTCGGTGACGTTGGAGGCAGCGGCAAACAGGATACGAGCGACACGCTTGTCATACTCGTACGCCAAGGCCCTGCCCAATTCCGACGTGAAAATTTGGCGTACATCGTAGTACGCCATGAGCTCGTCGATCTCTGTGACCGCCGCATCGGCGATCATTAGCCCGTCGAGCTCAATGAGGCGCTCGTTCAGGTCGGAAGGATTGTTGCCTTCACCGAGGATTGGGACGCCAGGCGAGTGATACCTTGCTGCCATTTTCCCGGTGATGGGGAAGGCAACCGATTTCCCACCTTTGATGTTGCGCTCGCGGGTTTTGCCCTTGAACACAGTGGTGCGCTCGAACGCATCGAGAACTTCAGCGGCGCCGAGCTTGAGGAATAGGGCACGGTCATCACCCGTGCCTTTGATTTGACCAAGCCGCTGAAGCGCGGCATCGGGAGGAGTAGCCATGGTGTTTCAAAGAAGAAGTGATCGGCTGACTTCTTCCCCTCTGCACCGGGTTGTCTCCCTAGGGAGGCCCGTTCAGTTACGGGGGTGTAGAACTTGCCTCCCCTGAGAGTAACTAGAAGACGTCCGAAGCGTCCAACATCCGAATCACTTGAGAGCGATAGGCCTCATCCACGTCGTACAGGCGCTGCCCCTTGGCGTTCAGCTTGTTCATCGCCTCGAGCACCTGCGCCTTCGACTCGAATGTCTTGCCCGCTGACGGGGCACGGCCACTGCCGACCAGCTCGGGCTCCTTGAGTGTCGCCTGTTGCTTCGGCGCGCTGCCCTGAGAGGCCCGCGCCTGCAGTGCCTTCAGCGCCCAGCGAATGGCCTGCTTGTTACCCGCGGCGACAACAGCGTTGTACTCGTCGATCTCGTCCTGGGGGACGTTTTCTTTCACCCAGGCGGTCAGCTGCTGGAACTGCTCCTCTCCGCCAACCAGCCCTTTGATCTCGGCCTGGTCGTCGGCGCTCAACTCAATGGGCTCAGGCCCGGGCTCGTAGCCACCCTCGAGGTAGCGCTCGACAATGGAGCGCGGAATCCCGACCCCCTCGAGCTTTGCCATGAATGGCTCGACGTCCTGGCCTGCCTCAAACGCGGCCGCCATTTCGTAGGGGTTGAACTCAGCCTCCTCAAACTTGCCGGCCAGAAACTCGCCGTACTCCTTGACGCCTTCCTCCCGGGTGTAAGCCTTGGGGGGTGAAGGCAAGGTCTCCGCGGGCTGGTCCTTGGGCTGGCCCAGTTTCCTTTCCAGCTCCTGGTAGGCCTTGGCCAGCTCCTCCGGGCTGTTGAACTTGCCGAGGATCTTCTCCGGCTCAGCCTGCTCAGCGTCCCGTTCTGCCAGGAACTCCTCGAGCAGGCTCTCCTGCCCGGGGGCGACCGGCGTTTCGTTGATGGCTTCAGCTGTGCTGAGGCTGTTGTCGACGGGTGCTTGGGTCATTGCGGTTCGGTGGGTTGGTCAGGGTTGGCCAGCTGCTGCTCGATGGCAGCGGCCTCGGCCTGCTTCTGCGGGTCGGCCATGGGTGATGCCATGGCCTGCTGAGCAAGCGCCATTTGCTGGGCCTGCTGCTGTTCGGCGGCGACTTCTTCGTCGGTCTTGATCAGGCCAACGGTGTCGACGCCCATGGAGGCGGCAAGCCGGCGGATCAGCTCCGAGGGGTTGACCCGCATCGTCACCTCCTGCTGGCCAATGGCGTTGCCCAGCTCGGCGATGGTGCTGACAAAGCGCACTACCTTCTCGAGGTCCATGCTTCGGCCAACAGCGGCCAGGCCAACGCTCACCACCGGCCGCACCAGTTCCTTGGGCAGGGGCTGGAGCTTGCCCTGGCGGATCAATAGATCCAGCTTCCGGGTGACGTAGGGGGTCTGGAACTCGGTGGACAGCACGCTGTATATGGATCCGAGGCTCATTTCGATGAGCTGTGCCTGGAGCCGGACCTCTTCGGCTGTGGTGCGTTCGCTGTCGCGCACGTCGGCAAGCATGAAGGCCTGGCTAAGCCGAGCCTCCACCCTGGCCAGGCCGGCCATGGCGACTTGAAGATCGCCCGACTTCTGCACCTGCAGGGCCTGGACGTCATTGATGTCGCCAACGACAAAGGCGCCATTGGCCGCTTCCGCCAGTGCCTTGGCTTTGGTGACGCCGTTGGGGCGCACAAGGAATCGGATCGCCGCACTGGCCAGCGACCCTTCAGCCACGGCCTGGCTCAAGGCCTCAGCCGTCTTGAGATCAGCAAGCGCCGCTGACTCGACGTAGCCCACCCCATACGGCTGGCCATCCACGCGGGACATGCGCAGGGGCATCCAGGGGTTTGAGTCGATCGGGGCTTCTCCCTCGCTGCCGGGGATGCGCTTGCCCTTGACCTCCTGATACCACTCGACCTTGTCCTTCTCCCAGTGGACGCAGGTGTAAACCTTGACGGTCTTGTCGTACTCGCCGATCTCGTCGTAATCGTCCTTGGCCAGGCGACCGACGACGTCGTCCTCATCCTCCTCGAGCATTGCCTTGATCTCAGGCGGGAGGGTGTTCATCGCCAGCTCTTCGCAGGTGACGACTTCCATGGGGTTGCCCATGGGGTCGCGCGAGCAGACGTAGCGATTCAGGTGGTAGACCTTCAGCCCGTCCTTGCCGACGTAGAGCAGGACATTGCCGCAGACGATCAGCCACAGCAGAGCTTCGTGGAAGGCGACGCGATCGTTGGTGCCCTCGATCGAGCGGAGCACTTCCTGCTCCATCTTTGCCAGGGCCGAATCGAACTCTGACTTCTGCGAGGTGTCGATGCCCTGCCGGATCATCTCCATCTCGTTGAGCGTGAACCGGAAGAAGCTCTGCGTCGGGGGCAGGAGAGCCAAAAGCATCCGGCTTGCCAAATTGAGCACGCCCCTGGCGCCGATGCCGTTCCAGGGGAGCGGGAACACTTCCTTGTTCCCCTTGGTGGGCTCGTTGCTGGATGGCACGAGGTAGGGGAGGGTCAGCCGCGCAGCCTCCCTCCCCCGCTCGAGGTAGTAGTTCCGATCGGACTCGAGGGCCCGGTAACGCTGCGCTGCAGTGGCCATGATCAGACGGGGATGTTGAGGCCAGTGCCGGCCGTTGCGGTCTCGGTTGGCGAGATCGCCAGCGAGGTGTTGAAGTTCTTCAGCCGCCGGTTAATCGCCTGCGTCACCTGTGCACCCTGGACCGGAGCGCTAGTGGTCGTCATCACCGCATAGGGACCGGCCGACATCTGTTGCTGCTGTTGCTGCGTATTAGCGGCCGACATCTGACCCATGAGGTCGTTGATCATCCCCATGTAGAGGTCTTGGTTGGCCTTGTTCTGAGCGACAGATGCGTTGATCGCGTCGATCATTGCCTGCGTGCCGGCGTCAACCGAGTCAGCCCAATTACCAGTCGCGCCACCCGGGTTCGCGCCACCTGGGGGAGGGGGAGGCCCTTGGTCATTCGCGCCGTTCATCATCCCCTGATACGGCGAAGCGCCTTTAGGGCTGGCGCCGCCCGAGCCCATGAAGGTGTACGTCGGCACAGACGCCTTGGACGACCCCCCGTTGACTGTTATGGGCTGCGTCGTCTGCGACCCGGTGATGGCCCAGCCGGAGCCTGGCGTTGGCGCGACGCCCATCACCCCAGGCGTATAGCTGATGACGCCTTGCTTGTTCTGGTCAATGTTGAAGGCGTTCTGCGCCTGCTGCCCAATGACCGCGTCATTCTTGGCGGCGACCGTGAGGATCTTTGCCGTCGAAATGCCGGCGTTGTTGAGATTCTGAATCTCTGATTTGGTCAGCTTGTTGTTGCCCTGCAGGGCCTGCTTGATCTTTTTGTTGGCGTTCGTGGCCATCGGTCGTGCTCCTAGATGGTGAGGGTGCTGGAGGGGGTGCGGTCAATCCGCAACGCCTGCCTGGTCTGCCCAGGCCTGTAGTTCTCGTCGCGGAACCGGCCGACCACCGGCCGATCAGCGCTGTCCTCTGGCGGGGGTGCGCCCTTCAGCAAGCTCTGCCGCATGGCGTCTTGCTGCAGCAGCTGCTGGCTGTCGGCTGCCATCTCCGACAGATCCTTGAGCTGCGTCAGCGTGTCCTGCAGCCCCTGGTTCGACTGGTTCAGCAAATCCTGCGCCAGGTTCAGCGGGTTGTCCGGGGCCAGGAGATCCTTGACCTTGTCCCACATGAACTGGGTGTCGTTCTCAACCCGGTTGGCGCGGGGGTCTTTGTATTTGGTCTTGACTGCCTTGCGCTGTTGCCTGGCGTTGCCCAGCTTTTCTTTGTAGGTAGCGGGGTCCATTTGACCCTTACGGGATTTGATCCGCTGAATCCTCTGCGTGGCCTGCTTGTACTGCTTGGTGCCCTGCAGCGGGTCTGTGATCCGAGCCGCCGGCGCGCTGCCTCCGCCACCTCCAACACACATCAGCCCACCTCCAAATCAATTCCTTTCTCGAACTGCTCCTGCATGACAGTGATCAGGTAGCGGACCACAGAGGCCTGGCCGGAGCGAAACCAAACCTCCTTCTCGGTCCACTGCAAATCAGGCGCGCGGTCCGGGAACTGTTGCGCCAATGCGCTAACGAGGCGCTCGGAGATCGGAGGCAGCGCAACCACTACAGGCCTGCAGATGTAGTCAGGCTACCGGCGGGCTCCATAGCAGGGGAGTGCCGGTTTGCAAGTCATACTCGCCAGCCCGAAGGATGCGGGCACACCTGGCTTGAGTGATCGCATAGTCCTCGCTGAGCTCCTTCTTGGCGTAGGCGGCAAGCACCGTCTGCCACATCTCCGCCTCCGTAGAGCAACTGGCCAAGACCCTCTCCGCTGTCACCGGCCCGTAGCCAGGGCAGCCGGGGTAGTTATCGGTGGCGTCGCCAGTCAGCACCTGGGCGTAGAAGGTGCGATCGGCCTCGAGCCTGCTGGCGTGAATGATCTCGCCATTGCGCAGGTGCAGGCCGGGGATGGTGAGCAGGTCTTTGTCGATGGAGGCGATCACGTCGCCGTCTTCGTACAGCACGCCCAGCACGTCATCGCCTTCGATGTCAGGGAGGCGCGCAACCTCCCAGCCACGGGACTGCGCCGCCTTCTCAACCCACTCGACCAGCTGCCGGTAGCCAGCGGGGCGCCTGTACTTCTTGCGGCTGGCCTTGTACTGGGGCCACACGCCATAGCGAAAGGAGATGCGATCCCCGAAGACCAGAACGGGCTGGTGATCGGGGGCGCCCTCACGGATCTCGGCGATCAACTCCTGGAAGTTGGCCTGGGCATCGGCGTGACGGCACAGATAGGTCCAGTCGCCGTCATCCCACTCGGCCTCCCATTCCGCCGCGGTGGCGGAGCGGAACAGGTAGCACTCGGCGTCGGTCAGGAGCTTCTTCACAGGCCAGCCTCTTTCATGTCGGCCTCAACCAACTCCTTCAGCCGCTCTTGGTAGAGCCCGGTGTAGGTGCTGCAGGTGCGGCCTGACTGCTGATACAGCCACTCGAGATACTCCTGGCGGCGCTGTTCGATCTTGGGGTCAGTCATTGTTGGTCTCGCGGATGAGTCGATCGGCCACCTCGTTGATGGCCAGGAAGCAGATGCGGGCCTGGCCCTCATCGGGCGCCCAGGTGCGGATGCGCTGGCTGATCTCATGCACCACCGCCTTCATGCGCCGGCGGTCGTCGATGCTGTATTCACCCAGGCTCCAGTAGAGCTCGGTCAGTTCATTAAGGAGGGTCATTGGATTACCTCAACGGTTGCGTCTGGCCAGCGGTTCTGGCAGTAGATGACGGCCTTGGCCTTGGTCGGGGCAGGGATCAAGACGCGCATGGCCGGCATGTTTGGCTGCTTCACCCGCAGCCGGTAGTCGCTGGTCCGTTCATCAGCCTTGGGGCGGCTGAT